TAACCGAACTGAGAGTATGGGAATACAATCTACTTGTTGATGAATTACACAAGCATTATCCTGATTATCCAATTGAATACTTGGAAGGGAGGTTTGTGTAATGAAGAATAAACTGATACGTGTTTCACATAAAAAGAAACAGCAAGAGATTATAAGAATAAAAAAAGCAAAGAAAAACAATCAGGTATATATAAGTCCTATGATTGTTAGCCCTGAACGTACTTATGAATTGTTCTTACAGGCATTAGGAGAAGCATTGGGGGAGAACAAATGACTGACGAAATGAATATAATAAACCGCAGAATAGAGATATCAGATGAAATGATTGAAGATATACTCTGTACTGCATTTGAAGGAGGCATAACATATTGGGCAGAAAATATTAGCTGTAAAGATAATGATGATATGAAGAAGGTTGGTGGCTGGAAACACGAA